GATGAATCATCATCCATAATATTAACTTTAGATTGGTTGATTGACTTCAACCAATCATTCAATTCATACTTCATAATTAATCAAAACCAACTCTTTTCGTTCATGTTGGTCTTTCATATAATCACCAACAGATCTCATAGTATAAGTATGAGCAAACTCAATTGCTTTCCAGTTCTTAAATCTATCTTTAATTAATTGACTTGAATTATAGCTGACCATCATATCCATATTATTAGAATCACAATCAGCAACAAACTTATCGTGATCAAATCCTTTGTGCATTGATCCTTTGTTCCCATAGAGATTATCCTTAATGTCATAAGGAGGATCCAGATACATAAAAGCACCCATATTTCCATCCATTAGATAATCATAGGAATAATTAGTTATACGCCACTTTTCAATTATCTTAGAATACTCAGGCAATTTTTCGATCCCTCGCATACTGAAGTTGTTTTGGGAAGCTTGCTGTGAAAATGATGAACTCTCTGTAAGACCACTGAAACTACACTTATTGACAATATAGAAAGCCACAGCACGATCAAAATTTGACACATTCTGGTCATTGATCTTCTCCTTAGAAACTAAGAAAAGTTGCTTTGCTTTGTCTGTAGTATCACAAGTAATCTTAAGTTGAGTAAGAGCATTTGAAAGATCAAGTCCAAACATCTGGAGTTGTTGCCAAAAGTTTACCAGAGGTTCATACAAATCATTCACCCAAATATCTATGTGGGGACATTGTTTGGTGACATAAATCGCAACACTTCCTCCACCAAGAAGTGGTTCTCTAAACTCATCATAGTTTTTGAAATCTGGAAAGTATTGTGCCAGTTTTGGAACTGCTCTTGATTTCCCCCCAGGATATCGTAAACAAGTTTTCAAATCCTTCATTTAAACTTACACTCCACCATAATCTCAGTTAATGCTGCCAGTAAATTAATCTCCTGGTCTGCCACAAAGGCACTTTGATACTGATACTTTGCCACAATCAAAACTGCTGCAGCAACACTGGGACCATCAACCTTGTCATAAAGAGCATCATAAACTTTTCGCAAAATGATGGATGCATCATTATCTATGTTTAGTGCCACCCACTTCCTAACCTCTGGGAAATTCTTCTCTTTGATACTCTTGAGCAAATCATTTACAGATACATCTGCAAAAGTAGACAGAATACCAGAGTCAATCTCTCCCCCTACAGAGTATCTTTGACACTCATTCAGGGTTCTCCTCCAATCTGGGAAGTAGTTGCTGATAATTTGGATGATAACCTTTTGATCATACTTAACACCTTCTGCCTCAAGGATAGTCTCAAGACGCTTGAAGAACTCTCCTGCAAGTTTTGGTCTATCTTTGGACTTGATGTTGAACTCAACAACTGCACATCTTGAGTGAAGAGGTTCAATGATTTTGTTTTTGTAGTTGCAGGTGAAAATGAATCTGCAGTTTTTATAGAACGTCTCAATATTTGCCCTAAGTAAGAGTTGTACATCTGTGGTGGTATTGTCTGCTTCGTCAATAATGATGACTTTATGCTTTCCAGTTGCAGAAAGTGATACGGTCGAAGCAAAGTTCTTTGCTTGATTCCTGACAGTATCGAGAAATCTACCTTCATCTGATCCATTGATGACATAATAATCAACTCCTAGCTCTTCACATAATGCTTTTGCTACTGTGGTCTTACCACAACCTGCAGGACCAGCAAGTAGCATATTTGGTATTTCACCTTTATTTAGAAAATCAGTAAAGGTTTTCTTAATATTCTCAGTCAAAATACAATCTTCAATTTTCTTTGGGCGATATTTTTCTACCCAGAGGAAATCACTTTTCATAATAAAATTTTATCCAAGATTTACAGTTAAAGAAAGTTTCTTACCCTCACATTCTACTACACTATGATTAGTTCCTGCTGGAATATAAATCGCAGAATTTTCTTCTGCATTTAAATTTACATATTCCTCATCAATTTTTATAATACACTTTCCATAAATTAATTTTATTATCACCCCATATTCATGATTATGATGATCAAAACTAACACGATGTTCAACTGAACCCTTTGAAAAGTAAAAATTAGCATGTAAAGGGTATCCCGAGATTTTGCATAGTTTTTTTTGCAATTGCCTAAGATCTTCTGTCAAATCAAATACACCTGATAAGATTGTTGTGAATCCATAATCATAGTATCTTTTCCATTCATCGTAGATTAAACAATTTTCAGAATCAAAAAAATCACTAAAATTTTTTTTCCACTGTCCTATAACTTCTACTGTTGGACCTCCATGATGATTTATTCTTGGCCATCTATTTTTAATTTTAAGCAGATTAAAAATATCATCTTCTGTCACATTTAACTCAGAACCTTTAATAATTTCAAATGTTTTAACAATTACATCTTCATAGTTGTACATTTTTATATTCATTCATGTTTACGTTTAAGCAAATGTAGAATCAGGTTCAAGAGCAATAAAATACTTCAGATTGTATTTTTCATTTACAAATCTTGAAGACAGTTTCTGAGAAACTACCACATCATATGAACCAGGAATCATTTTAAGGTTCTCTACCTTAAAATTGAATACAAACTGATCTTCAGTTTCTCCAACTGTAATGGAGTATTCATTTGAGGTATCATTGTTCTTATCTCTAACTACAAGACGAATAACTCCTGCTTCACCAACTGCAGACAGATCTGGCAGTTTGTAAACACTTGCTGCTTTGATCAACTTATCCAGTTGTGAATGTTCTAATTGGAAACACACATCTTCAGTGGGAAGATCAATATCCTTATCTGGAGGAGATACAATCACTTCAGGATCTGCATAGAAGTATTTGACTTTACGCTTACCTTCTTTAATAGTCAGATAAGAATCATTGGTAAAGTCAAGATCAGGATCTTGATGAAGACCAAGACCATTCAGAAATTCATTCAGGTCATAGATAGCAAAATCTTTATCAAATTGTTCCTCAACATTTGCAACAGCATAGATGTTCTTGAGGACAGAAATAGTTTTAATTTGAGAACCTTTCTTAATCAGAATTGACTGATTGATGTTAGAGAAGTTCTTAAGAAGGGTGACAGTATTATCAGAAAGTTTCATAGGTTCCTTTAGTTTCATTATGAAGTCCAGCAAAGTGATAGAGAAGAATGCAATAATGGATTGCTTTTAGGATATCCATTTTAGATTTTCCATTCTTTTTACCAAAACGAGAAAGATACTTGATGGCATTAGACCTTGTAAAAGGTTCTGCATCACCAATGCTTTCAATTAAGTCAAGTGTCTGTGTTTTAGATTGTTCAGAAGTGTAATGGGCATGATATGTGCTTGAAAGATACTGCTCAATTTCTTTCAAAGTTTTATCTTCATTATACTTCCAAAAACCATTTTGATTATTATCAGGCATATCAAGTTTTAATTCAAACATAATATAGGGTACTACTTACCAATATTACCACTACCATCAGAAAGAGTCAATCATCACACTGAACCCTTTTTTCTTTTCAAATGTGAGCGTGTTGTCAAACTTATCCAATCATTCATCTCTCTTATGAGAAATTACAAAAACATTAGATTTTTTTATTTGATATTTAATAATTCTTGTAAAGAAGTCAGTTCCATAATCATCCAATGAACTATCAAACACCTCATCAAGAATCAAAAGATTTGTATTAATGGAGTTTTTAAGTTTTGCTACTTCACGCCAAGTGAATAAAATAGCAAGGTCAATTCGCATTTTTTCACCTTCACTAAAAGATTCATAAGAAAAATCTTCATAGATTGGGTTCAATGCTTTCTCGTTGAACTCCTCATCCAATGTAAAGTTTACAGAGAACTCCAGCATCTCAAGGTATTTGTTCAAGGTATGATTGATAATAGGAAGATACTTCTTGATGATTTTGGTCTTTGCACCATCATCCTTTAGAAGCATATGAATAAATTCATAGTTAGATAACTCTTCCTTTTTTAAAGAAAGGTCTTTTAAAAGGTTTTCTAATGTTTCTTGGTAGGAGGCTAACTTTGCACTTTCAGTATTTCTATCTTCTGATTGTGTGGCAAGTCCTTGAATTTCAGATTCAAGTTCTTTAATTTGTTTTCTGAATTCAGAAATTTTAACATTGTTAAAAGTGATTTCATTGTTGAGTTCTAATACCTCTTTACTAATTTTAAGAAATTGTTTGTGGATTTGAGTTTCTTCTTCAATTGATTGTTGCAGCTCCTGTTGACCCCTTTTAATCTCCTTTGCTTTATTTTCAATCTCATCAATCTTATTTAATCGAAATTCTTCCTCAATGGTTTGAGTACAGGTAGGGCAAACACTATTCTTCTTAAAAAACTTATGGTCACTAATTACAGAAGATATTTTCTGTTCCAGTTTAATATTCAAACCTTCAAGTTTCTTCAGTTTATCTTCTGAGTATGAAAGATTTTTTAGTTGTTTTTCTGATAAATGACATTTATTCAGAATCGTGATATTTTCTAAGTTCAATACATCAACATTTTTTTCAAGAGAATTTATTTTGTTTCGCTTGTCCTGAATGTCCTTGTCTTTAAGTTTCTCAAGTTCTTCAATAAACAACTTTTGTGATTCAATTTTGTCTTCAAGATTTTCTTTCTTGTAACCAATTTCTTTGATATCATCTTTAATCTCCTTGATTTTAATTTTGGCAACATCATTCATAGAAGAAAACACTTTAATGTCAAGCAAATCTTCCACAACTTCTCTTCTGTGCTGTGAAGAGAGTTGCATAAATGGAACAAAACTTGAAGACCCAAGAACTACTATCTGTGTAAAGGATTTGTAGTTGAGTTTTAGCACAGACTGTTCCAACCATTTTTGTTGGTCATTTGCTGATGCTGCTTGATCTAATAGTGTCTTGCTTTTGTATATTTCAAAGATAGATGGTTTGATTCCTCTGATGATTTTCCAATCATCCTTCCCTATTGAAAACTCAATCTCAACAACACAGTCCTTCTCATTTGTAGTGTTGATGAGTTGATTCTTTGTAATTTTTCTGAATGGTTTATTAAACAACCCAAAAGTCAGAGCATCCAATAAGGTGCTTTTACCTGCACCATTACTTCCAATGATTAAAGTAGATGGTGTTTTATTGAGGGAGATTTCTGTAAACTGATTCCCTGATGATAAAAAGTTTTTATAACGTAGAGTTTTGAACGTCAGCATAGTCAGGGGGAATCACAATATCATCTGGTGTAATTATAGCATATTGATAGTCTAATCTGTCACAAGCCATAAATGCAACAGCTGGATTAATTTCAGTAACTTCCATCTCTGGATAATCAAGGTCTTCTAACATAGAACAATATCTGACTGCATCATCTTCCTCTTCAAACATATAGAGAATTTTTTCTCCGTGTTTGTCCTCTACTGCATATGCACCTTCAGATTCATTATCCTTGAGAGTTAGAATATACATTACTGCAACTGAAATGACTCTTGATAAATGGATTGAATCAAATCTTTAATCCTACTCTTATTTAACTTAATTTCAGATTCATCAACATACTTTTTCAAAAGTGACAGTGTATCCTCACGTTCTACCATCTCATCAGCATCAAAGTCAGAATTTAATTTGACATTTTCTATAATCTTCAATTCATGAGGTTGAATCTTAATAAGTTTGTCTAAAAACTTTTCATACTTATGTTGGTCTGTTTTATTTTTAACCACCAACTTAACAATACAACCTTCATAAGAAGTCAGGTCTTCTTCCAAATTATCCTCATCATAATTACAAATTTTGAACATCTCATATAAATTATCAACTTTGATTAGTTCATATGTTTCAGTATCAAAGATTGTAAATCCTCTGGTATCACCATAATCATTCCAATACAATTGATAAGGATTTCCTAAGTAGAATACTTTACCATCATCATTTCTTGTATGATAGTGCCCTGAAAATACTCTATCAAACTTCTTGAAGATAGACTTGTCCATTCCATGTTGCTGAATGTTGCCTTTATGGACATAGAACCCCCCCAATTCCAAATGACCCATACAAACCTTGGCTGAGGTGCTTTGAATTGCTTGTAGGGTCTCCTGCTCACCTTCTGGAGTAATCCAAGGAACAAATAGAATCTCCTGTTCGCCAACATTTACAGTAGTTGGTTTATGATAGACCTTGATGTTCTTATAATCATTCAACAGTAACATAGGACTGTTGAGGTCTGTTGTATTCTTATAAAAGATATCATGATTACCAAGAACTGCATGAACCTTATATTTCTTAAGAGGTTCAAGAACAACTCTTTTTGTCCAATCAAAGCTCCAATAATCAGTTGCTTTGCGATTGTCAAACATGTCACCCATATGAATGACAGTATCAATCTTGTATTTCTTTAATGTGGGAAAGAATATATTTTTATAGAACTTTTCAAAATACTCATGGAAGACTTTACTTCCTTTTTTAAAATTGTAGTGAGTATCAGTAATGATGGCAACTTTCATGAAAATCTGTAATTAATATTATCCTTAATACTATTCATATCTGCATAATCACCATCTTCTGATGTGAAGACTTCATCATAACCAGACCTTTCAATAATCTTGGACTTAATTTCAAGTTGCTTCTTTTCTTTAGCAATTCTTCTCAAGAAAGCATAGTAAACAATTTGCGTAAAGTATGCAAAAGGATTGGTTCTGTTTGTATCAAAGTTATGAATATACTGAACACAGTTCTCAATACCATCACAAATCATATCATCCTTGAACATGTAGTTCACAAAGTTTGGTTTGTATGCAAGATGATTGGCAAT